AGAGAAGAAAGTGGTTGGAGTATTTGGGATACACCCGCTGGTATTCCTGCCATTGAAACTGAATTGAATCAAGAGATTAAAGGCGTTCCAATCAAAGCATTTCTTGACCGTGTAATGGTTGCACCTACTGGAGAGTTGGTAATTGTAGATATTAAGACAGGTGGCAAAGCACCCGCTTCGCAAACACAACTTGGTATCTATGCAGTCTTGGTTGAAAAAACATTTGGCGTTCGCCCACAATTAGGTTCTTATTTCTTAGCACGAACAGGTGAGTTAACGACACCAGTTCCCCTTGAAAGATTCACTGAGTCTCGTCTTGGCTCATGGGTTAAGGGCTTTAAGATTGCAGTTGAGAATCAAATCTTTATTCCATCCGTTGGATTTATGTGTGGCACTTGCCCAGTAAATTCATCCTGCTATGCTGTTGGTGGCAAGGACTCAAATCTTTACCCAGAAATACAAATAGGAGAAAACAATGGCTAATGAAAACGCACCAATCCAGATAAACTGGAAATCAAAAAAAGATGGCATGTTAATTAACATCCGTGCTAATGATGCACAGGAGTTAGACATGTTGATTGATGCAGTAACACAACGCTTGGCAACATTAGTTGACCTAGAAAAAACAACTGAGTCAATGGTTGCACCAGCATCAGCACCAGCAATTCCCGCTGCTGTCACTAATGCATTTCCAAATGCACAAGTAGTTTCATCTCCAGCAGGTTACACACCAGCAAAGCAAGCACCTGATTGCACATGTGGAGCAGGTCCTATGAGACATGTTCCAGCAGGTATTGCCAAGTCAACTGGTCGCCCATACAAGGGCTTCTATGCATGTCCTAAGCCACAAGGACAGGCTTGCCAAAATAAGGTGCCTGCATAACACATGCGATTACTCAGCCGTGCTATTAAGACAGCATCACAAGGTGGTGCGACACTTCCTGTTGTGTGGCAATCTCTTGCTGCACAACAAATAGCAATCCGTTACGGCGAAGTAAGCATGATTGCTGGACCGCCAGGGGCAGGTAAGTCAACACTTGCTTTGTCCTTGGCAGTCCGAGCAAAGGTGCCTACGCTTTACATCTCTGCAGATACACACTCACATACGATGAGCCTTCGCTTACTTGCTTTACTAACAGGTAAAGAACAAGCAGCCGTTGAACCATTGATGGAACAAGATAGAGATTGGGCAGCACAAATGTTAAAGCCTGCTGACCACATCTATTGGGAGTTTGATTCATCACCAACGCTTAAAGATATTGAGGATGCAGTTCTTGCAACTCGTGAAAGACTTGGCGAAGATGTCAGACTAATTGTTTTAGATAACGCAGTAGATGTAACAATGGATTCGCAAGATGAGTGGGGCGGACTACGCACACTTATGAAAGAACTTAAATGGTGGGCAAGAGAAACTGGAGCAGCCGTTGTTGTGTGTCACCACACTAGCGAAGGCGTGCCAGGTAATCCATGTCCTCCACAAAAGGCACTACATGGCAAGGTGGCTCAGACTCCAAGTTTAATTCTTACTGTTCACAATCAGGTTTCTACCATGGGTGTGTGTGCGGTTAAGAATCGTTACGGTCCAGCCGATGCAACTGGTGGAACTCCAGTCTGGTTGTCATACAACCCAGCATCTATGCAGGTATTAGATGTTGTGTCTTACGAAACAACTCAACTATTTTAGGAGAAACAATGAGCAAATTAGATACACCTTGGGAGTTATCAGTAGTAGAAAATTCTGGTGAGATACCAGCAGACAAAGTTGGAGAAGAGTTAGTTGCTAAGACAGCCCCACTCCTTGAAGATATAAAGGCACAACTTAAGTTACTGCCTAGCACACTTACATATACGGTTGGATGGAGGGCACTTGTTTGGAAAAATAAAGAGACTGGTGGGTTTGAAGACCTCACAGAAGAAGAGTTCAGTAAGTTCATTGCAGGTGAATCAATCACTTACTCCCGAAAGACTGAGCCAGATTCTAAAAAAGATGAAGGTTCCAAAGGAGATGCAACAAGCAATACTCTCTGAGTTGCCTAGTGTCATAGAACAAATTGATGATGCAGTCAAACAAATCTATGACCCAAATACTATTTGGTTAGAAGCAATACAGTTTGCAGATTATGTTTCTCAATTTGCTAAACACTTGCAAGAGAATCACGGACCAGATTGTGTTAACGAAATAGCAGTCAACTTGGTTAGCATTTCAGAAGAGTTTAAATACATGGGTGAAGGTGCCCTAACAGTTATTGACGAGAGCAGGGAGATGGATGGCACACAGTTCTAAAGAAACATTATCTATTGGATGGTGTGACAATGGTATGGTTGATGGTAAGTTTGCAGAAGGTTTAATGTATACAACCATCACCGCACCAACTAGAAATCTATACATACATAATGCTATCCGAGTTCAGGGTAATCAGATTGGTCGCCAACGCCAAGCGCTACTTGATATGTGGTATGACCAAGTTAAAACTGACTGGCTACTATGGGTTGACTCTGACATTGTGCTTACCCTTGACATCCTTGAGATGCTATGGAAGACAGCAGATAAGGTAGCACGCCCAGTTGTTAGCGGTGTTTACTTTATTTCTAAGCAAATGGAATCATCATTGATGCAACCTATGCCTGCTCTGTTTAATGAGACAGGTGATGAGTTTCAAATCAGATACCTTCATCCACTACCAGCCAATGAGATTGTGAAGATTGATAACGCTGGCTTGGGTCTGACTATGATGCACCGAAGCGTGGTTCCTTTATTAAGACAGAAGTTCCCAGATGAATCTATGTTTGCAGAAATAGAAAATGTGGGCGATAAGTTTGTTGGAGAAGACATTGTGTTCTTCCGCAAACTAAAAGCAGCAGGTGTTGAAGTACATGCACATACTGGTGCTCGTGCTAAACACATGAAGCGATTTGCCTATGACGATAACTACTACGCATTGTATTGGCAAGCAGCCCAAGCAGCAGAAAGGCAACAGAAGTCTAATGACAACGATACAAAAGAGTAACAAGCGCAGAGGTGCTGCTTTTGAAATTGACTTAGCAGATTGGTTAATGCAAAAAGGATACAACGCACAACGCTTACCTCGTGCTGGTCGCAATGATGTTGGTGATGTTGCACTACCTACACCTAATGACCTGTATGTGATTGAAGCCAAGGCACCAAGGCGTGATGGCAAGATTGATTTGTCAGGTTGGATTCGTGAGGCTTTAGTTGAAGCAGAAAACTACAGAGTAGCAAAGAGACTAAAGGTTGCACCAACTCCCTTGGTAATTATTAAAGCATCTAACAAAGGTATTGAAGATGCTTATGTAGTTCAAAGGCTTAGTGATGCTCTTGCAAAACTCTAAGCATGACCTAGGTAAAGTCCTTGAGCATTACGGATTTGACATACCTCAGAACAGAAAAGGATGGGTCACAATTCGCTGTGCTTTCCACGGTGATAAAGTTAAGTCTGCTCGTATCAATGTTGAAAACGGTGGATTTAGATGCTTCGGTTGCGACATGGCAGGCGATGTCTATTCAATAATAATGAAGAAAGAAGGAGTTAATTTTAATGAGGCTAAGCAAATCGCAGAGAGAATTACTGGAGAAAGCAACGGAGAACTACGCTCAAAACATAAAGGAAATTCTTCCGTATCTAACGAGCAGAGGTATCACAGAACAGACAGCGACTATGTTTCGCCTCGGCTTCGTAAAAGAACCTGAGGTTGGACACGAACCTTACATCGGTAAATTATCTATACCTTATTTAACTCCATCAGGTGTAGTAGATATTAGATTTCGTGCCTTAAGTCAGGATTCTGCTGGTCCTAAATACATGTCAAGACCAGGTGCAACTACACACATCTTTAATATCAATGCACTTAACAATGATGATGATGCATTGATTGTATGTGAAGGTGAGTTTGATACAGTCATTGCAACACAAGCAGGTTTTACCGCTATTGGTTTGCCTGGTGCTAACAACTGGAAGTCTTTCTATTCACGGGTGCTGGCTGATTGGAACAAAGTAATTCTACTTTGCGATGGTGATAATGCTGGTCGTGAGATGGCTAAGAATTTAAGCAGAGAATTAGACAATGTATTTCCTGTCTTTATGCCTGAGGGTCAAGATGTAAATGACATTTACCTTACCGAAGGCGCAGATGGTTTGCGTAAACGAGCAGGTGTTTAGTTGGCTAAGAACTCATCGTTTGATTTGGATTTTGGCTACGGTAGAAAGGGCGAGAAGTTAGTAGAAGAACTATTAACTGATGGCAAAACCGTAGAGGTTAAGAGAGATAGAAAATGGTGGGTTACTAACAACCTATACATAGAAACTGAGTGTTGGTTTCTTAAGTCAGAATCTTGGGAACCATCAGGTGTGATGGTAACTGAGGCAGATTACTGGGCGTTTGTATTAGAAAGGGGTGTGCTTATGGTGCCAACATCTCATGTCTTATACGCTATTAAAGAGTTTGGTAGAGAGATTACCTGTGACATACCACCAAACAAAAGCAAAGGCTTCCTCATAACAGTTGATGATTTATTAATGGCAATGAGGAAATTAAAAAATGAATAGTCAGACAGAAGAACTATGGGAAACCGTATACAAAGTTGCTCGCTTATCTGCTACTAGATGTGTGCGTATTCATCGTAATTTAATATCAGCCGATGATGTATTCCAACAACTTAACCTATGGGCATTAGAACATTGGCATAAGATTGAAGAGTGGGATGGGCAGAACAGTTTAATCTTTAAGTTAAAGCGCACCTTTAACAATGAGGCACAGAAGTTCGCAGCCAAAGAGCGTGCTCAACAATCCAAGTCTTCACCATCTGATGCTTTCTATTACACGCATGAGATACTACAAGAGTTGCTTAAAGATGTATGGAACTATGAGCATTGGGTTCAATCATCTGCACCAAAGGATGAGTTCATACAGAAGTCAAGCAAGCCAAGTGAAGGTATGAACCGAGAGGCTATGTTGTCTGATGTATCTGCTGGTCTCAAAAGATTAAATGAACAGGATAGATTACTATTACAGCGCAGGTTTGCAGAGGGAGGAACAGACATTGATGCATTGGCTATTGAGTATTCCATTAGTGACGAGGCTTGCCGTAAAAGGGTTTCTCGTGCGCTTACGAAACTACAAGAAAGAATAGGTGGCGAGGCACCACAATGGAACAACCGTAGATATAAGAAACCAGATAAGGAGCAGTCATGATTATAGGATTAAGTGGATATGCACGGTCAGGTAAAGACACAACAGCAGAATTGTTATGTCTTAATTACGATTACACTAGGCGTGCATTTGCTGACCCAATGCGCCATGCGTTAAAGATTATTAATCCTAAGTTAGATAACATCACTCGTGTTGCTGAGTATGTAGATGACTATGGCTGGGATGTAGCAAAGCAACACTCAGAAGTTCGCAGGTTGCTACAGGTATTAGGCACAGAGTTTGGTCGCAAGATGTTAGGCGATGATGTCTGGGTAAAAATGGCGCTTTCTGACTTAAGACAAGATGAGCGCATAGTTATTAGTGATGTTCGTTTTCCTAATGAAGCGCAAGCAATCAAGAAACTTGGCGGTTCAGTATGGCGTATCAATCGCAGGAACCACAGCGCAGTTAATGGTCATGCATCTGAACATGCTATGGATAACTATATGTTTGACCATGTTATCTATAATGATGGAACTCTTGATGACTTAAGTGATGAAGTATTTATGTTGGCTAAGGAATTAAATC